TGAAGCATTTATACGTGCTGAAGCTATAGTCTCTTTGTCGTCTGTACCAACTAGGTTAGTAGAATCAATATTGAATGAATGGGTTAGTTGTAGTCGGTCAAGTAATCTTCTTGTTAACCTACACCTTGCAACAGCATTCAGAGATGATGACAAATTGCAAATACCCTGCATCATTCCTATGACCAGACCGAACGTTACTTCTCCAGTTTTTTGGAACTGCTCTATGATACTGCGTTGAAATGAATCCGCTTTCGATGGATCAAATGTTTTAGTCCACGACATGAATATCTCTCTAGGAAGCTCTATTCTCTTATCCATCATTCTAAGAGCATTGAACAGAACCAGACGAAATATTTTTGGGTCAATTGATTCAAGAACGGGTCTCATCAAGAAAATAAACTGGATTACGTTGCTAGAAGGTCCCCATCTTGTGTGATCTTGATTCAAAAAGAACGCTTTGTGCCTGTAATCATTCTCATCTGAATTCTTTTCAATAAGGTAGTTTTTGTTTATAAACTCATTTGTCTTACGTTCTTGTGTGAAATATTTTGAGGCAGATTTAGTGATTGTCTCTTCTTCAAGGCATTTGCATATTGATTCTGCAACACGTTCTATGAAAAAATTACTGATACGAGTCTGGAAGTCCTGTATAGCAATCTCACGGCCGCCACGACCCCACTGATTCTTGGGAAAGAGCGTAAAATAGCATTGGAACCATTCAGTTAAAGTGGATGAGATCAATGACGATACAGATGTATTATTTGATTCATGCACGTAATCTACAGTTCTAACGATAGCTTTTGTCTTCATATCACAAATAGCATTCTTTAAGTCTGCGCACCCATTGAGCCATTCATATTCTTTAGCTCTACCCTTCATGACAGAATGATGACTTTTGGGTACAGAATTGATAACCATTCGTTCTTCCTTGACATAAGTCAATATTCCATCTATCATCTTCTTAACCCTAACTGTTTTCTTCATTGATGATTCGTATTCTTCTTTCAAGGTAATGGACAGTCTATCTTTTACCATCGACTTGTTGGTGGCAAATTCAGATACAGAGGAAGATAATTTTCCGACTAATATATCCTTCTTGATTTTTGCAACCTGATTCTCGAGGCCAGTGACCATCTTGTCGACCTTTGCCTCCATCTCCTCCACGTTCAGTGGAGTCTTGCGGGCTCCCAGCTCCATGGGCTGGCCC